GTACATATTGACCTACAACTTCATATTTTCTAAAAGCTGCGGTTAAAGCTTCAATTGCTGCACCTACTTTAACTAATAATTCTGTTCCTTGAACATTTTCTGCTGCTCCAACGTTACTACTTTCTGACTTAGATATTGCTATATTTACTGCATCTCTATATTCGCCGTTGGGTACTAATCTCTCATCTAAGTCCTTATTCATTTTGGACTTAAGAAAAGTATTTGTACTTTTTTGTTCCATTAAATTAATGTTTTATCCATTTAGATTTACCTCTCATAACTTGAACTATTTCTTCAAGTTTAATATTAGATAATCTTATTTTAGCATTACGTAGCTTAGCGCTCTTTTCTTTTTGGTATCTTTTAACTATATACTCAGGAACACCCATTCTAGTCGATAGTATAGAATAGTTTATCCACGCGTATAAAGCATCTTCTGCTAATTTAGGTATCCTAGTATCTAAATCATAAGCAAGTCCATCAGAGATGTATTCTAATAATATTATTTTCCCTCTTAAATTACTAGAAAAACTAAACTTACCCTCTCTTTCATTTATACCAAACCAACCATTCCATTGACTAGTTTCAGGATTTAATCCATATCTTTGGCCAACTATTTGATTCCAATATAAAGGATAAGGTTGACTAAAATAATCTGTATAATATCCCCACCAATCACCATTCCAACCGCTAATAAGTCTATCATTAGCTTGTTGCCAAGCTCTTTCTATTAGTGATGTTACTTGAATGTTTTCATCTAATGTGTCTTGAATAGGAATTCCTAATTGATCTTGAGCTAATGATTCATATGGATTACCAGTTAAACCATTGTTTGGGTATATAGTATGTAACACACCTAATTGATCTTTCCATGCTAGTCTTACGTAGTTAACATAGTCTTGTGGAATAATTAAAGATAGACTAGGAGGTATTTGAAGTTCTTGAGATTTAATACTTCTTAACGTATCATAACTAAACTCTTGTAAAGCTCTTTTAGCATGAAATATTACATCAGTTCTTTTAGCGTTTGAAATTAACTTACCTGGACCCACATAAGCAACCATGTAGTTATTAACAGCATCTATGAGTTTAGTGTAAGAATAACTACCATTGTTATCCCATACAGCTTGTTCTGTTAATTGTACTTTTAAATAATCACCAGCGTTAAATCCACCTGTAAGAGTAATAGTATTTCCAACAACTGTATAATCATTATAAAATGGAACGTATGTTTGTCCTGCATCTGTACTTCTTTCTAAATAAAAATTATTTAAAGGCCAATTAGCATTATTTGGGTCTGATGTAGCCCATACTAAATTAGTATCAAAAGTAGCGGTATGTTGTTCATTGACAATACCCGTAGTTATAAAACTTTGCGCGCCTATATAGTATTGTCTATTTGTTTCTCTTATTAGTGTCATTTATTAGGTCTTTTCGTTTTGATCTTTCATTATTGCTTGTTGAGCAGCCGCTTGTACTATTTCAGGGTCTCTTATTATAACACCCGCGTACATTAATATTTTTATTATAACTTCTGTTTGTTCTGAGGCGTGTAACTCTAAATCAGTTGAACCTTGTGTTCCTGGTGTTACGTTTAGTTGAAAAGGAGTTGCATCATACAAATATTGGCCTTGGCTTCCTAGTGTATAACCCCATCTAACATCTAATGGTTTTCTTAAATAATCCACAGATATACAATCACTACACGTAATAGTATTTGGGTTTATATATATTAGTGAAGCTCCTTGCGTGTCTCTTGCCTCATATAAATAAGTAGGAAAAGAAGTTGTTGATCTTGTTAGTGGAGAGTTCTCTGTGTAGTAAAAATCGTTTCGATCTAATCTTTGAACTTCAGTAGATACACCATAAGGATTGTTGTATACTACTGTGCCTAAACGATAAAAGGTAGTTGAATTACCATATACGTCCACTGTAGGAAGAATATAAAATCCGCCGTTTGCATCATAAGAACAAACACCAGAAGTTTTAAATATAGCTATTTTTTCATCTATATTTTCAGGTCTACTCGCGTAATCTACGTCGGTTTGACGATTACTAAATCTTAATTGTTGATTTAAATCTTCAAAGTATTTTTCAAATATTTCTAGTTGTACTTGAGTTGCTGTTCTATTAAATTCATTAGGAGTCATGTAACCTCTTTGCTCCTTATTTAAAATTGCTAAAACAGTTCTATATACAGTGTTTACGTTTATAGCCATTCGTTATTGTTGTTATAATAAAAGGCGGACGTATCCGCCCTTTACTATTATTTTTATTAAACTAGTTTCTTTTGTATAGATTTAAATACATCCATTCCATCGTCAGTTTTTAAGAACGCTGCAAATGCTGTATATGGTTGCTCGTCAAATGGAACTCTCATAAGTTTCTTTCCATTTTTTGCCCATACAAAATCTCTATTTTTGTTATCTAACTTAATAATTCCTTGCTCTACAGCTTTTATAGCCATATTTCTTAGTTCAATATTTTCATCTTGAACTAACGCTAGAAATGTTTTAGGACTTTTCTTAGCAAAAAGTAATATGTCTCTTCTAATTTCTTTTGAAGACATTTTAGCTACATCCGATCCTATTTCAACTCTTAACACAGCCTCGGCATGATCTACATCCATTTCTTTAGCTGCATTTAAAGCCATAATTTCTATTTCTAAATCTACTAAATCATCTTTAGCTATTTCTTGTGGCTTATGTTCTTTATATTTTAATCCATTCCATGGGTGATATAAAGATAATAATTTTTGTAAAGCTTGTTGTTGTTTTGGTACATGTAAACTACCATCTCTAAATACAATATGCTTTAAAGTTACTTCTCCTTTTTGTTCATCAACAAGAGGTGAAGCTTGATTAGTGGCGTACCTTATAGCCCTTTGTTCTCCTTTTTCTTCATCAAACCATAGTAATGGTACTCTTTCAGAGTGTCTTGATGGAATAGTATAAGTTAAAGGACTTTTATTACCAGTTAGATAATAAAATCTATCTTTTATTTCCCAGCCTTCTTCAAGCTTAGGAGTTTTTTCTTTTTTTGTCATGATATAATATAATTAAATAATTTAAAAATATAAAGATGATAGAGTGCCCGAAGGCACCCTAACTCTTTATTTATAGTCTAGCTAAGTAATACGAAATTATTAGCAGCCTGTACACATAAACATCTCTCAGATAAGAAATGAACTTCCATAGCATCAAGATCAGAAGTGTAAGCACCTCCAACAGATCCTGTTATCCATGACTTCATTCTTCTATCATCAGTTTGAGAAGCTCTATATCTTACGTGTAAGAAAGGACGTCTAACGTTTGTACCAAGAATTTGGTCATAAACAGTAGAAGTACCAGCTGGAACTAATACACCTCCAATATCACTACCCACAGTAAATCCAGTAGAACCACCTCTTGTAGAAGCGTCGTTTAGATATTTCCATGAAGTTTTATAGAAGTCATAAGAACCTCTTCTAAAACCAGTGAATTGTAAGTTTAGTGCCATTTCTTCAGAATTTTCAAATACACCGTAAGATGTACCACCCATACCGTATGAGTTCTGAGAAGCAAGCATTGAGTCTACAGCGATCTCATTAGCTCTATTCATGAAAAGCATGTTTTCTTCAATAGCACCTTGAGAATCTAGGTTTTCTAATATTTCATTGAAATCAGCTAGTGCGCCAGTAAAACCAGCAAATACATTACCTCTTTCTTCGATAGCACTAAATAAACCTTGAGTACCTAGGATAGCCGCGTTTTGTGTGTTAAAGTCAGATAAACCAACACCTGGGGTATTAGCTTCATCAAAGAAAGCATTACCAGCTACTGAGTTTTCACCTTCAACTAACGCCATTTCTAAGTAATCCTCAAATCTTAATCTAGTTTCACCTTCAGCTTTTAAATACCATAAGTATCCAGAAGCACCGTCTTCAGTAGAAATTTCTACCCAACCAATCTGAGCAGTATCAGATCCAGATACTACGTATCTATCTCTAATAATGATAGGCTTGTTGTTGAACTGAGTGAAAGTAGGCTCGATATTTTCTTGAACACCTTGGCTACCTTTTGGAAATTCAGAACCATAAACGAATACTTTATATCCATTTGGATCTGGGACAATTGCAGCTTGATTATAAGCATATACAACGATCTCTAATGCACCTAGTGCACCGTTAACGACACCTGAGTCACCAACAAAACACTTAATAGCATCAGCACCAGCAGTCTTAGGTAGTAAAACAACACTCATGTTTGGAGTAATTACGTTGTTTACAGGACCAGCAGGACCAGCAGGAGCTGCAGTTGAACCAAGTGTAACAGTGTTAGCGTTACCTACAGCCACAGCTGCAGTACAGTCATCGTATGAAATGTGTAGTCTATTTTGTTCTGACCAGACTACTTGGTCACTTGTCATTGGAAGTTCTGCTCCAACCATTCTCAAAAATCCAGATAAAGTTCTGTTACCATATCTTTCAACTTCAGCTTCATAAATTTCAGGAAGATACTGCTGAGCAAAGTCATTAGCACCGTCAGTAAAACTTAAGTAGTTATCTGAAGTGATTTGTTGAGCCTGAGAAGGAATTAAACTACCAAATTGTGGAGTAATAGGCATAATAAATTGTTTTTAATTGTTATTTCCTTGTTCTAATTTTTAATTTAGAAAGATCACTACCACTAATCGCTCTTACTTTAATACCACCTGTAAATACATCACCTGATTGAGTTTGTCTCACCTCATTTGATACATTCTTAGATTTTTTAACTACATCCTTAACAGCATCGGCTTTACCTTGCTCATAAAAATGTTTTGCTAAAGTATCAACGTTTCGCGCAGCATATAAAGCTTTATGATAACCCTTAGCGTCTTTTACATTTCCTTTGTCATCTAAAAATTGTCCTACAAAGTTTTGTAAATTACCCTGGGCTTTAGCAGTTTCTTCAGCATTTTTTATACCATATCTAAATTTCTTTTCACCTAAATCGAAATCAAAACCTTTGAAATCTTGGTTAAATAAATTATTGGTTTGGTTTTGAAAATCCTGATACTGCTTATCAGCAACTTCTTGATCTTTCTTGTAACGATTAAAGAATTCAATAGCTTTTTGTTGTTCTTGAGTTACTCCGGGTCTCAACTTGATCTCCTTGTAATACTTGTCCTTTACTTCGTCTAAAAACTTTTTAGCACTTGCTACCTCTTCTTTATATGCGAGTTTTTTCTTTTTGATGTCTCGCTCATCATCTTCATCTTCATTATATTGGAATTTATCCTCCATAATGAAACTAATTTCCTCATCATCAAGATGTGGTTTAGTCTTTTTATAATATTCTCTTAGTAGAGTATTGTTATCAACCTTTGAATAATCAGCGTTTAATCTAGCGTAATCTTCAATTGTACCACCTGTTTCATTCATAAACTGAACTAAGTTTTCAACATTTTCTGGTAAATCAAATGCTGGTCTACTTGTTTCATCAATTACAATGTTATTGTTTTCTTCAGGTGTTTCACCTATTTCAACAATAGGAATAGAATCTTCTTCTACTTTTTCTTCTTCGGCGTCCCGTATTTCTTCAGCCACTTCTTTGCTGTCGCTACTGTCTTCGGGTTTTCCGACAACAGCATCGCTGTCATTTGTGCTTTGCTCTTGAACGGCATCTTCTGTTTGTTTTGGTTCTTCTTTAATCTCTACTTTAGTTGGAGCAGCGTCTACTACTTCTCCTTGTTCTTTTGTTAAATCAACTTTAACTGGACTATCGTCCATCTGGTCTTTAATAGTTTTCTTTTTAACCTTTAAAGATCCATGGTCTTTGTTTTTTGCCATAATAAAATATAATAAAAATTAATAAATACTACATAATAGGATCATCAAACTCATAAGTATCCATAGTTCCAGTTGGTGTTTCAAAATCAATTGGTAATGAATCATCTTGTCTTTGAGCTATCATCTCACTTTGTTGTGTAGCTTGTAATTTAGTTCGTTGATCTTTACGATCTTCGATTTCAGCTTCTTTGTCAGCTGTAACTTGAGCATTTAATTCAGCGAGTTGCATTTGGTATTGAAACTCTAACTGCATTAATTCTTTTTTAATCTGTCCCTCTTTTTCAATTTTTAATTGATCTAGTTGAGCTTTACCTTGCTCTATTTGTAATTGAGTTTCAGCTATTGCTTGCTGTTTTTGAACTTCATACATAGCTGCTTGCTCTGCACTTTTAGCATTAGCTTCAGCTTGTAATTGAATGTTTAATTGTTGTTGTTGTAATTCTTGCTGTTGTTTCTTTTTACGTCTAAGTTTTAATAATTGATTAGCTAATTTAATATTATTTATTTGTCTAATATCTATAGCGTCTTCTAAATTAATACCTCCACTTTGTAATGCAATTTGGATATTTTGTTCTAATTGCATTTTTTCTTCTTCATCTGGTTCTAATTCTAAGAATATACCAAAATCATAAAGGTTTAAGTTTTGTATTTCAGTTAATGTTTCTACATTAAATGTACTTATTGAAGATTTTAAAGCTTCTTGTAATAAATCGTGTTCTAAACAATCAGCTATTCTTAGTGAAATATTCTCAGCAACTCTTATACCTAAATATAAAGCCCCTTGTAATATATGTCTGGTAGCCACGTTAGAATTATAAGCAGCTAATTTTTGAACACCTACTAACGCTTCGGGATCTGGAGTACTAGCATCTCTAGCCTCATTTAATCCGGTCACATCTCTTATCATTTGTAAATAATAATTGTAGGTAGTAATTAAACTTTGTAATTTTCTACCAGCAGACGATGTTTGTAATTCTTGAATAGGTACTTTACCTCTATTAGGATCACCATCTTGAGTTAATGATCTACCAACTATACTACCAGTTTGAAAATACATGTTTAATGCTTCTTGTGGATTATAGTTTGTTCCATTACCTAAATCAACTTCAGCTAAACCATCAGCATCTACGAATACACCATCAGGAACCATACGTGATATAACTTGCTGTAGCTTTAAATGAGTTAATTGAATCATATCTGCAAAACCTGTTATTTTACTAACTAATGATTCTACTCTACCATG